GTGAAACTCCAGGAAGTTCTTTTCATGATTTGCCATGATAAATATCCTCTCTATTTAAAATTTAGAATCCATATCCGAAATCTCTAGTAAACGAGATTGCGATCGGTGGTACTTAAGTCGCCCGGCAAAACCTACCTGGCCTGTGAATCTGTTTTTGAGAACGACAATCTCACGAGTGTCATCACTGGGGTCCTCGGCATTGACTTGGAGGCCGATGCATTGATCAGCCAACTGCGCGATAGAGTGAGAACCTCTGAGCTGTGATAGCTCGACCTTGGCTCCTGCTTCATGGCCAATGCCCTGGGGTCTCTTTAGGTGACTAACTAAGAACAGGGTAATACCTAGCTCCTGAACCGTGGTCCTGAGTTTATGCATGATGAGGTCGATGAGTCTTCTCTCATCAGTTACCTCACCAGTAAGACCTGAGACCAGGATGCTGATGTGGTCCAAGATGATGTGCTGGCAACCAGTCGCTCGGACCATGTACTGAATCCTATTGACAACAACGTCTAGAGAGGAGCTACCAAAGTGATCCCAGAGTTCGATGTCTGTGTCTTTCAATAGATCGCCATGTGCGGCCTGTATCTCTTTTTTGGTCGCCAAATCTCCCTCTTGCACAAAGTTAGTATTCATGTGCACAGCTACGAGACCCTGAACTGTGCGCTTGTTCGTTTCTTCCAGCATCAACATCCCAACCTTCTGGCCAGACTGCTGCAGGGCATAAGCAATCTCAGTGACAAAGGTAGACTTACCCACACCACTACCAGCACAGATGGTGACTAGGGTGGCAGGGCGTATACCCTTGGTGATCTCATTTAATTTTTGAAAGGGGTAGGCGACTGTCGAAAGTTCGTCTAAATCACCAACGATATCCAACAGTGAACTGGCGCTGACAATACCTTCAGGCTTCCATTCTTTTGCTCGCCAGATTGCGTTGATGATCTCTTTCTCGAGACCTTTCTTAAGACACTCATTGGCATCTTTCTCTGGAAGGGTCGCTATCTTTACTCTGCCTACTGGTAGGGCCTCGGCACAATCAAGTGCAGCTTTCTGCCCTGCGTCATCCTGGTCAAACATCAAGACTATTTCGTCGAACTCCAGTAGGTAGTCCCAGGCTTTAAGTAGTGCTTTCTTACCGCTTTGGGCGCCCAATGGCAGGCCAACAGTAGGCCACTTATTACCTTGGACCTGAGAGACTGTACATGTGTCTACCTCGCCCTCGCAGATAACGATCTTCCTGCCGCCAGTCCACAAATGCTGGCCAAATAGCTGCATGTCTTTACCGTCTCCAAGAATCTTAAAGTTCTTGTCGGCATCTCGAATCTTTTGCGCGGATACTTGACCTGAGTCATTTCGATAGTTAGCAATTTGCACAGGCCGTGTCCCGTCAAAGCCAATCTGATAGTCAAATTTTCTACAGGTCTCTTCGGTCAGACCTCGGGCTGGCAGAGCAGCGTAGGTACCAGGTAACAGTCCTGCGTTTACTTTGGTGGCCTTGTGCCCAACAGTTCCTTCGGCTGACGCATATTCCTCGCAGCCAAAACAATAGGTACTGCCGTCAGAGTACAATGCGTTGTTGTCTTTTGATCCGCACTTTTCGCACGGCAGGTGTTTGATAAAAGTATTTTCGGAATTACCTTGCGGAGCTTCCATTGATTTCCCCTCAAAAATTAATAAAAAAGGCCACCCGGTTAAGGGCAGCCTTTGGTTACTACTCGACAAGCCATTCGCATGGAATCGTTTTATGTGCCCACCTCAGTCGATGCTTATCGCAGAAACTGGCGTAGGTGCTTTTCGAGCCTTTATATAACTTGTTGTTGGCATTAGAAAATACAAACCTAATGTCAATGCCTGGATGCTGCTCTTTGATCAACAAGTGCTTCTGCCTGTCCTTTACATCCCATATGCCTTTTGTTTCCACATAAAAAAAGCCACCGTCTTTGGGCAGCTTAAAGTCAGGGGTGTACTTACTATGTCGCGGTGGAACGTGGTAACTGATCTTGTCAGTTTCGTACTGGACCTCGAGGCCAGCTGTTGTTATCTGCTTACTTATCTTGTCTTCAAGACCACTACGGTAACCATGCTTAATACCGTTAGAAACGGTCAGCCGATGTTGCTGGCGCTTGCTCCACTTCATCGTTTATTTCCTCAGTCTGTGCGTCCATCAAGTCATTTGCTGTGAATCCGCCTTCGACAGAATTGAATCCTGTGGCATCTGCACCGCCACCCTGGGAGCTACTGACTGGAGTAATTATCTGGACTCTGGTTAGCTGGAGTGATACACCGCTGGTCCCTGAGACTGTGTAGGGTGAAGCGTAGCCGCCAACTCTAATTACACTGCCGCCAAAGAGTTGTGGTATCTGACCGCCAAATATTTCCTGACCTGTCGCATCAAAAAACGCAGGGGCGTACTTGGACTTAACTTTTAAAATACATTCGCCAGTATCCTCATCGAGATCAAAAGGCATTCTGGCTTTGTCGGCCTTGTCGCCAAATTCTTGTCGGGCAGCGTCAACAATTAACTTAATGATGGCCTTAGAATTTTCCATCACTAAATTAGTTTTGTACTTGGGCTCACCCCCAAATGCAGAATCAGGTTTGTTGAGCCACGGGTATTGGGCTTTTCCTACGTCAGTGGTAAATGCCACTCGATTATTTTGAGCCATTAAGTGCTCTCCTTGGTTTTGGTTATTGGGTTTTCAGTTAGGTCTAGGTGGATACCTAGTTTTTTTGCTTCATTGATAAGTGCAGTTGGAATTGGTTTGCCTTGAGACCTGAGCAGTTCCAGCATTCCGTACACTCGTTCGCGGGGATGCATTCGTGATTTTTCCTTTTTGAGTATCTCTAAGGGTGGACACTTCTCCCAGGCACAAAAAAAGGCCATGCTTTCACATGACCTTGGCGCTTGCTTCTGTACCTATTTTTGGGCTTGTTTTGTCTTCTCTTCCCCTAGTTGCTTTTCTTTTTTAATGGGCGGCTTACCAAATATCTTGTCGAAGTTTGCAGCAAATGCAGTTTCGTTGGTGGGCCTTCTGTTAGAACCTTTACTCATAGATACCTCCTTAATTAGTTAGGCAAAGCAATACTCCGAATCTAGAATTTTCCAAAGGTCAAGATTACCTTTTTTGGGGACCGTGACATTCAGCATGTCTCGACCTTGTAAACTGAGTTGCTGGTTGGCTTCGTCAAGAAACTTTTGGTACATACAGAACCCGTCATACATTTCAATAAACGCTAGTCTGACGGCTCCGTACACTAAATCAGTTTCAGAGGGAGTCGCTGCGAAGGAATCATGAATTAAGAAAAAGTCCACAACACCTTGCTCTTTCAGCAGTAACACTGTTTTCATTAGATGTGAGCTGTCCATACTGTGGATGACATTCGGACTAATCGATGACTTGGACTTGCGCTTTTTAATCTTAGTCTTACTCCGCTGACGCACAGTTATCTGCATCCGTTTTTCAACATGGGTGGCCCGGTCATGTAGGAATAGCTTAACCTTCTTCATATCAAAATCAGTATACTTTTGGTAGGCAATAAACCCGGTTGGAGTAGTCCAGCGCACTGGCTTACCTTCGTGGGCAAGCGCACCAGCAATAGCCTTGAAAAACTCCATGCCATCTGCTGCTGACCTTATTACCTGGCGAATACTGTCCATGTTGATTTGCGCAAGATATCGGGCAGCCTTGGCATTCTCATAGGCAGTCTCTCCAAACGGATGTGCCTTAATCTGACCCTTGAGCACCAAGGTCGCCAGCGGAACCATAACATCGGCCTCGAGCTGTTCCCCAAATCCATAGACAACCGCAGAATAGGCATAGGTCATGGTATTGCGCTTACACACCTTTCGGTTGATACCGTAAGCCAACCAGGCTTTTGCAAATACCTGTTGCTCATCTTCGACCAAAGCGTCTGCAGTCACCCTTTTGAGAACCAGGTCAGCCACTGACTGATAAACGTCTTGTGGGCTTTCGCTTGGCGTGAGGTTGACGAGGGCTCCGTCCTTCTCATCAAGAGAGGCAGCTGAGTAGTGCTGGCACCCGGAGTTGGAACCATCAAGGCTGCAAGGGATGGCGCAGTGGTACAATAAGCCATGCTCTTTCCATTGTGACCAGGCGTTGCAAGCTGCTAAAAACTGGAACGGCTTATCGGCTTTAGACCACAGCTCGACTGTCCCCTTAAAGTCTCGACCCACTTGGCAAATCCAGTCTGAGTTATCCTCCGTCCATTTATTTCTAGCTGCGAAAGGCTGTTTCGATACTTTTTCAAAATCACCCAAATTGGCGACATGAATGGCAAGCCAAGTTGCCCCATCAGGTGTCATCTGCTTGGTCGTACCTAGCTGGAACATTGCCTTAATATGGTCATCTCTATGGTAGTTGAAATGGGGCACCGGGTAGCATCTGCTGCGGAAGTCCATGTTCCAGGGGAGGTAAAATTCATCAAAAGTCTCTAAATCTCGGGCACTCTCTAGGTCCTGCTTCATGACCGCAGTTTGCGAACGGATGTCTCGGTTTTTCTCATGAACCTCACGACATTTTATGGAGTAACCTTTCTTAGCTTGGTCGGTAAGCAAATCCCATTGCTCGGGTACTGCTGGCAGATCCATTTCTGCTTTATGCGGAAAAGCGTCACCAACATCGCAGCCAGAAGCCCAAGCCCAGTCAACCGCATCAACGACATAGCTATTGATTTTCAATGGGGTAGCTTGGATCGCATTCAGCGCCTCGAGGAACTCTGGTCCTTCTGGTCCAGACTTAGCGATCTTATGCTTCAAGGCTTTGCGCTGCGTAGAGTTGGCCATCCTGACCAATGGTACTTGATTGGCGAGAACAGCATCCCGGTAACAACCTGTGTCAACATCGACCCAAGGCGTTGGTGGAACAATCATCGGGGCAAACATTGGCTCAAGCCAGGAGGCTTTGTGGTCCATATCGGCCAAAGCTAGGGAGGCTTCATGGGTCATGCCCATTTTTTTCATCGTGCGCTTAGGAGTGGACTTTTCCCACACATCAAAAATATTGGAGAACTCTAGGACCGCATTTATCAGGGGGGCACCTGCTTTCACTTGTCGCGTGACTGCCCAAGGCTCAGAGACGTAGGGCTGCAAGGTTCCTTTGCCATTGCATTTGCTACACGTCAAAAGACTAGTGCTGCCTTCTTCTTCTATCGAACCTGATCCAGTACACGCTAGGCATCGACTATCCTTAGCGGCAATTATCCTAGCAGCTTTGACGCGATACTTGGGGCTGTTGTGACTTTTGGTCACCTGGGTCTCAATCCGCTTGGCCAACTTACTGTCGTGTGCCTTCAGGCCAGCTGACCAGTGCTCAAGCTCAATGCGCTGACCAATACGAGTGATGCAGCTGGTAAGTGATGCCTTCAGAGCAATGCTCTCCATACATGTGTTTAGGGCCAAATAGGCCAGTAGGTCCACATCTAACCCTTTGATATCCTCATACCAGCAAAACTTACGAGCACCACTCTTTTCTTCTTTAAGTAACCTAGCCCTTATGGCATCAGCAACTCTAGTCATAGCACCACTGATTAACTTTTGTGGGTTGTTCTGTGTGGTGGGGTTAAGGTTACCTTCTTGTCGCATAAGGAACCTGTCACGCCCTTTTGTCACCATGTCTTTCTCGCGCTCAATTTCCAACATTTTTAATTGGTCAAACATACAGCTATCCCTCGATTTGTTCTTTTAGTATCTCTAAGGGTGGACACTTCTATTTTTACCCGTAAAAACAAGCAATCAAGTTTGTTTAATTACTAGCACTATTAATACAAATGGTATTAAAGTGGCTCGAGTATAACGAAAGGTTTGAGAAGTATCTACGATTTGGTGGTGCTATTTTTTATTGGTAGTTCATCGAAATGACAGCCCATATTGTGGCTATCGAGTCGAGGGGAGGGGTTTCGGCTTTAAGATAAAATCGAAGAATCTTTTCTTTTTTGAGACGCACAGCGACAAGAGAATTTTCTTTGTACAATTCTGGCAGACAGCACACAGCAAAACCCGTGATGCTTTTTTCCAAACTGTTGATCAGCACAACGTCTGGATGATTCTCTAAGTGCCTGTCTCCAACGATTTGGACATAAAAACTGTCAATATCATCACGAATGTACATCGTCTTAAATTGTTTGTTGCTCGCGTCATCAGACGTGTAGCTGATCGATACCTTTTTGACATTTGGTAAATTAGCTTCAATCGCTGGGTCGATCTCAATCGGATCAACATTGAGATAGTTTGCCAGCTTGATGACAGCGGGGCCTTTGAGCGGAGTTTGACCATTTAGATAATGAGACAGCCCACCTTGCGTCCAGCCGAGGTCAGCAGCGGCATCCGCTTGAATGAATCCTCTAACGCCCTTTTTGATCTCCCAGATTCTGCGTAAGTTGCGGACATTTACTGGCAAATCTTCTTTATTGACCATCTTTGCTGCCTCTATTGGTCGGCTTTTTGGGGATAATAACTCTTCCCCCC